TTAGTCTGTTCGCTGCTCTGCCGCGCGGAGGAAGCCCCTTTTTAGAGCGATTCTGTTCATCGATTTTATCTGCTTCACGGCTGCGCGCTGGGACACCGTCCACTCCGGCGATGCGAAAATAACAACGCCTGCGGGATCGTCTTTGGATCGCCCGGCTCGGCCTGCCATTTGAACGAGAGACGCCTCATCAAAAAGCGCGCTATCGGCATCCAAAATATATACGTCGCTTTTCGGCACAGTGACACCTCGCTCTAGAATCGTCGTTGTTGCGAGAATGCGAATTTCCCCCGAACGGAAAGCCAGCACCTTCTCAGCACGCCCCTCGTCCTGCGAGGAAGTGCCCGCAATCGAAATATCAGAAAATTTGCGCCTCAAAAGAGCAACAAAAGGCTCGATATGCTTAATACGGGAAACAAACATAAATATTTGTGCTCCTCGTTGAATGGATTTATGTAAGGGATGCAGCAATGAGCCGGGCAGCCGCTGACGCTCTACCGCCTCCTTTACGGAATTCATAGTAATCCGCCGGGGTACGGGCAAGGGATAACCATGAAATCGCGCCGGAACTTTAGCATGCGGGAGCTTGCCTTGCTGGATCTGGCGCTGTAAAGACCGCGGAGGCGTGGCGGACAGAAATATAAAGCGCCCATTCGGCTTGCAGGACGCTTCTGCGGCGAAAGCAAGCATCGGGTCGTTATGATAGGGGAAGGCATATATGTTGAAAAGTAAATAATAATAAACTTAATATTAGATTAGGAAGAAAAAAATAACCACTTTGGCTTATGCCTCGGTGGTCTCTTCATTAACTAGCCCGCTGACTTAGTCGGTGGGTATTTTTATTTCACATTATGTTCGTATAATGTTCCCCCTATACAAATGCGTATAGCCATGTTATTATGTATATAACAAATCAAGCGGAGGTAATGAAAATGAAAAACATTATGACAGCGGCATGGGCAATTGCAAGACAAGGAGCAGCACAATTCGGAGGAACGGCTAAAGAATACTTTGCAGCAGCTTTAAAGCAAGCGTGGGCTAACGTTAAAGCCTGGGCGGCAAAGGCTACGTTTGAACTGGCTGCTGACACTCGCAAGGCTCGCACATGGCTGGCTCAAATCGTTGGAACGCATCCTACATACAAATTGGATCGGAAGTTTCTGAACGAGGATTACAGCAACGAGTACGGCGAGAAAGTATTCCGCTTAAACAATGGTTTTTACGAGTACAACGACGGTCGCCGTCGTGGAATGTTTGAAGTAGTTAATGGAGAAATCCGCAATGTTGATCAAAACAGCGTACTGGCGGCGATTGCGTAATGGTTAGGCGTATTGATTTAACGGGGAAAATGTTTGGAGATCTGGAGGTAATTCGACTGAGCGACCGAAGGGACAAAAATAACAACCTTCTTTGGGAATGTCTTTGCACCTGCGGTAAAACTACACATGTACCTACTGGCAGCTTAAACGCCGGGTATTATAAAAGTTGCGGCTGTAAGAGAGTTGCAAAGCGGAATAAAGGTGCATTAAAGCACATAGCCGCGGATCGTATAGATGGTACACGCAAGACAGCTCTTAAAGCCAAATTACATAAAGATAATAAGAGCGGACACAAGGGGGTTATTTGGATGGAGTCCCGGCAAGAATGGAAATCTTACATTGGATTTAAGGGCAAAAATATCACGCTGGGATATCGAAAAAACAAAGAAGATGCAATAACTCTACGTAAGGCAGCAGAGGAAAAATATCATAAACCATATTTGGAGGGACAAGATGAGTAACTGGACAGGATCGGGAATATGGGACGGTTGGACAATAAAAGATGACACGCTAATAAGTCCCACAGGACGCGGGTACAAGCCTAGCGACATCGAACCGGAGTTTTACACACAATCCGACTTAGCGCGGCTCCTTGGCGTAACCAGAGGCGCTATAGCAGATCGTATGAGACGCGGAACGTTACCGCCTTACGATAAAGATAAAACTTGGCGATATGATACCATTAAGCACTTGCTATAATTGTTCACAATTCGTTCCCATCTGTTCCCCTATACAACAGAGTGTAGGAGTGGTATATTTGTATTAACAGCAAGGGACGGCAGACAAAATTAAAATCAAAGGAGCGAATGAAAATGGTAAAAGTAATGTATGAGGATATCGTGGTAGGCGAGGTAGTTACAAATCGCAGCATGACGGTTTATGAAGCGCTGGAATTGATCGGGTTTAACGAACAGGAGTTTATCGAAGCTAACGGGTTTGATGACATTGATTATAACGATTTCAAACTTGTGTATTAATAAGGGAAGGGTGATTTAAGTGAAAAAGTATTATGCAATAATCAACGACAACACAGGCGCCCCAGCCTCCAAGATCGACGAGGACAATGATCTTCGTTTAGACCTCATCGAAGGTGCTGAAAAAGAAATCTACGAACACGCCGCTGAAAAGGGTGCTACTCGCGTCCACCTCTACGAACACAGCTTTGACGACTACGACAACAACGTTTACACATACCTAACAACTAAATCGGTAAGATAGAATCAAGCCCACCGACCATATAGGTTAGTGGGCTTGTATATATTAATTCGCTTGTTCTGCTGCGTCCCGGTCGCGTCCAGTACGTGGCAAAGCGCGAGACACTTGCTTTTTTGACAGGATTGCTTTAATATCGTGGTAGGATAAATTCATTTCAAGAAGCGTAGAGATTTGCCTTTCTGCTGTAAGAACTGCCTCAAGTTCTTCGGCTGTTAGGTGATCTCTTATTTTTTCGTCTTTTTTCAGTCCGAGTTCTAAGCGCAAATCTTTTGCACTCATCCCGAACAAGTGCTTATAGACGAGTTCTGTGTAGTTCCTGTATTGAAATTTCTTGTTAGGGCTTTCTTCGACGTAATCACGGATTGAATCGGTCATTGTGCGTCTAATAGTAATGCCTGCATCGCGCAACACCTGTTGACTGATACGGCCTACACGGATGGCATCGAGAATATCATACACCCAATCCATAAAGTCGTCTGCGATAGGTTGCCTACTATAACGAATCACATCAAAGATACCTTTTACTTTATAAACGATGTGTTCGCGTTCGCGTCCGTCAACCCCCGTCAGTTTGACGGTACTTGATAGTCGGTCTAAGCGATCGGCGTTCCGACGGTGGATGACTTCAATAGAACTCGCCGGGTCGCGATATTGCAACGCTCTCCCAATCTGCTCCCGCGTCATGTAAACTTCACCATGCTCGTCCATCCAAAAGTCACATTTGATCCCCAGGAACTCGCCTTGCTTGACCAGTCTCAATTTCAATTAACATTACCCCTCTCAAATATAAAATAGGACGATTGCTCGCCCCTACAATAACATTACCTCAATTGGTTCGATTTGTAAACAGAGGATGAAACGTTCGGTTTATCAGTCCGGCACACAAGCCGTTGATACATAAGGGTTCCTGATGTTTATTTGATGTTTTAATGCTCAATTCAGTCCAGTATCATATAAACACAAAAAGCCCCACCAGCAGGACGCTGACAGGGCTTCACCGATGCTTTCGGATTTGGTTTGATTATAGCACAAGTTACTTTGTTAGTGTAGCCGTCTTAGATTTGTTATCCCATCCAACTTTTGCTCCTAGCGCTTCCCCTGCTGCCCGTAGTGGGACATATACACGGCCTTCGAGGATAAACCCGTCTTCGATCTTCTCGTCGTTTACATACACCTTTGCTTTCTCCACGTTACCAGCCTCCAATTCTGCCGCTACACGGCTTTTGAATTCGTTCCAGCCTGTCCACTTGCCGCCATTGTACATGAGCCTAGGGCATATCTTACCCGACCAGTCCCAATGCCGCCGCAACCGATCCACGCCCCAGCCTCTCTCCTTCAGCATGGATGCGACCAACTTCACGGCGTTATCCAGCGTCTTAGCGTAATTGCCGCTCTCGCATATCTCAATGCCTATCGACGTTTTATTTCCACTCTTAGCCCCGCTGCCGTCTCCTGCATGCCAAGCTGACTCATTAAGAGGCAAACATTCAATAGCTTCTCGTTCGTCCACTACAATGTGATAGGATGCTTGTCTGTTGTTGGTTGGATTAGTGAGCCAGTTACGCTCTCCTGCTGCCGTGCTGGACGGGTTTCCAGTGTTGTGTATGGTAATTGTCGTAGGAGTCATAGAATGCCTAGGGCGGCGATTGCAAGGCGTGTTATACGGTATATAGTCTTTGCGGTAGATCATTTGCTGTCACCACTTTTTCCCTTTAGCACTTCCACAGCCTTTGTAAGCATTGGAGGGATTGGAGCGCCGATTCTCCCGGCGTTTTCAATCAACGACAACAACTCATTTGCAAGATAGAAAAACACAGCTGCATCCCGAAATAAATGAGAGTCGCCAAGCGCCGTATCTACCAAGTGGGCAACGGCGACAATGGCAAAGATAGAAACCTTTTTTGCAATTCCCCAGTAGCCTATGGTGCTGTTTAAAGTTCCTTCTTTGAACGCTGCACCAATGCCAGTTAAATAATCAATCACCACAAAAGCAAGTAAGATACTAAGCAAAGACGACCACCCTCCAAATAAAAAAGATGCCGCCGATCCACCAACGGCAACAATAACTTTAAGTGCATTATCCATTTTGTTCACTCTCCTTGATTTCTTCTAAACGTTTGTTTATTGCGCCTTGCACAGCCTGCAATACCCTTTTTTCCTCGCCTGGATAAAAGGCGAGTACGGCATTAATAACCTCGCATAACTCCGGTACAGTGGGGTAAATCTCAATCTTAAGCGTGTTTTGAATAATGGCCATGTAATCACTCCTTAGGCATAATAAAAGGCCCCCACTATGTGGAGACCTCAGTATTAAGTATGTTATTTCTTATTCCAGTCCTACAATCTTAGCTTCCGAAAAATCTACTGTTCCTTTAAATTTTACATTCCCTTCGAAAACAACATCACCTTGAATAACTGTTTCCCCAAAGGAACGAATGAGAAGATCCTTAGCAGCTATAATGTGGAACCCGTTCGGAACCGAGTATACTTGTCCCTTCAAGTCGCTAGATTGGTCATAAAAAGCCAACCCACTCATGCCAGCTTCGTCATTAATTCCTAATGCAACCCGTTTTTTGTCTGCTTCGTCATATGTGATAAGACCCTTTTCATTTATTACTACCTTAGCAACGCTATTTGTTTTCTCATCATTTTTCACGACTTCACCAACAACCGACGTCTGAACATTAGCTAAAGCCGATTGGCTCGAAATAGCAACGACAATGCCTAAGAAAAAACCACCAATGATATAAGCCCACTTTTTCATTAATTTACCTCCGTTGGAAAGTGTTTAGGACTATTATACTTGATCCTATTGATTAGGTAAACATTACGGCATTATTACAGTTGCACCGCTAAAATCAACGATACCTTGAAACCTAGTAACCCCATACGCTCTGAAAAACAATTCGTTTTGCGCAATAATATGGAGATCGCTCTCATATTCATAAACTTGGCCTATTGTCGTTTCGAACGAGTTTTTAAATGCGAACCCCGTCATTCCAGATTCACTATTGTTAGCTAAAACAACCCTCGCCCTACCCGAACTGTCACGAGAAGTGAAGCCGGATGAGTTTAGTTCTATTCTACTTCCAGAATATGATGTTCTTATGGTGGTTCCCGTAATCATGCCGCCTTCTATCTCCGCACCCTCAATATACCCACCATAGATATTAGATGCTGTTATATCCCCCTCAAATTCTGCTCCTACGGCCCGCATAATCCCGTTGCTGTCTACGCTAAAGTTATCCCCTATTTGGATGCTGCCCCCGATGAATTGCCCGGCTCGTACAACGCCTGTAAATTCGTATTGCTGATTGATTGGGTCAAAGTAAAGAGAATCGGTATATGAGCCGCTTCCGTTACCTTTTTGCATCCTAAATTCATCAGCGTTCCAAATAGACCGCGCCAGTTTGTCGTAACGTTCAATTACAATACCGTCATCGGGGCCGATCTTAACGCCATACATCCATTTGTCCTTGCCTACTGTAGTGGTTTGGATGCGGTATATAGCGTCCTGGATGCCGTCAATGTAGTTGGCAATTACTACTTTGCTGTTTATACGGCGCTTAGGGCTGTAGGTATATTCGATTATCCGCTGCTGCTCGTTTATGCCTAGTTCCTCGTCGATTATTTGAACCGTGTCACCTAGTTCGAAGTCCTCTAGCCCCTCAAATTCTGGCAACGTGTTAAGTTCCAGCACATCCACCTCATACGCTGTCAAAACCTCACCAGACTGCCCGTTAACGTCTTTTACGATGCCTTTAATGTTCTTACCTAGCCGGAACTGTCTGCCGCGATCATAACCTCTTCTAGCAAGCAGATTGACCGTGTATTTATCAAACTCTAACTCTCCGCCTGTCTGTGCGGCGATTTCCAGCAATACAGCCCGAACCGTAACGCCCTCTTTAAGGTCAACACTGATATAGTTCGAAAACGCCACGCCACCAATGCTAAATCCTGTGCCTTGTAAAGCCCTGCCAAGCAGCGTCCACGGTTCCCCTGTATGAATAAACCCGCCCTCAAAAACAGTAAAGAGCAGATCATATGCGACCTGCTCACATTCTACCGCTATTATTACACTGCCATCCTCCGCACGGGTTCGGCGGTGTTTGACGATGTTAAACCATTGTCCTTCTACTTCTGCTATATTTCCGACCTGGATATATTGGCTTTTGTCGTCAACGAGATAAACCGAGAATTTAAGTAGATATTCGCCGTTGATTTGTTCGCTTATCTCGTCGTTGAAATAATCCTCTAGTATGGCTATAGGTTGTTTTTGTGAGTTTAGGATGGTTATCAATGTATCACCTCCAATGCAAACAAGCCCTAAAATTAATCTCTGGGCTTGTTGCACAGTATCGTCCTGCATCTATGTTATAGAGTCGTTCTAAATCCTTGAGCGTTACAAACTCATACGCCTGTTTGCTGGGTAGCGTCGTTATATTGTTCATTTCTTTTTTTTATAAGCCTGATATGTTTAAGTTTCATGCATTTTTTTTCGATAAAATGCCAGGAAAATATGGAACATAGTAACGTTACGAAAAAAGAAATTATGAAATTCTCATAATGACCCATTTTCCCGCCATGAAGATATGTCACCAACTGTTGAACGGGGAAAGCGTAAACGTACATTCCGTATGAAAAGTCGCCAAACTTAGAAAATTTCGAAATGTTAATAGATGAATTAAAGGAAAAATAAAAAATAAGGTAGCTAAAGGAAACAATTAATAATTCAGGTGGCAAGTCATTAAATGGAATAGATATGAATGTTAAGAGCAAACAAGTTAAAGCAATATACTTATCCAACGGAATACAATCTCGAAAAATATAGAAAACCATTCCAGCTGAAAAACAAGCGAAAAACTCTATTATAAATTGCACATTCATATTATAAACAGTAATGCCTTTGCCAATTCCCAGGGTCAACATAGATAACGAAATAAAAAATAGAAGAAACACTAAACGTTTACTATTTAAAAGTCCGAATAAGCCCAACAAACCTACAAATAGATAAAATGTAAATTCATATTGCAGAGTCCATAGTGATCCGTTAACTACCTCCGCGAATACGTTGTTTTCGAAAACTCCTGGCAAGTTAAAATTAATACCATATAAAGTGATATTGCTAATGTACTTATAAGTCGCTATGTCAGAAAAGTAATCTTTGATAGGTAGTGTGGTTATTGCAGGCCCTAGTACAAAAACAGTTAAAAGTACCACAAATATTAATGCAGGAAAAATCCTAAGAACCCTAGACTTAAGAAAGACTGAGAAATTTTCGGTTCTAAGATAACTTTGGGTTATTAAGAATCCGCTTATAACGAAAAAAATTAAAACGCCTAGGTGTCCATAGGTATCACGTGTTCCTATTGCTTCCGGTTCAGTGTAACCGGACAAAGCATAGGAGTGCGAGAAGATAACCATTGTTGCAGCAACAAACCTGATAATATCAAAATTGTTTTTTCTTCCTGAAACGTAGTCGCCTATCATTGGAACTTGCGATTTTGACAAGATATGTATCCCCTTCGATTTTATAAAGTTAACATGTTAACTTATACCACAGATAACATCAATAAACAATTAATTTACGAAGGGTTCCATATCTAGTTTTGTTTCTTACTTCCTTACAATTTTGATTCTACAGGGGATTGCTTCCTTATCCCTTGTTCTACTGACTTGTACAAGCTCCCATAACGATCCACGGCCCGGATACCGCCAGATTTAAAGGCAATGTCCAGTAATTCAGCAATTTGGATGAGGTGTGATTTATCTAGATTTTCTACTTTGTTTTCCATAGTTATCCCCCTTAGTTTCCTGATCCTATATTATCAGCAATGACAACGCCAGTTGTCGATGTACCTGCGTAAGCGGCCAGCATTAAAGTTCCAGGCGTAGACCCAGGCTGAAATCTCAAAACAGCTTTTCCGACTCCCGGAGGTTCTGAAAGTGAGCTTGTTATTTTACTCATGCCGAGATTGCCCTCTTTATCCATTGTAAATTTATTGTTATTAAAATGCGTTGTTCCGGTGTCATTGTTTAGTCCAATAAACCAGTCATCATCGTTATTTCTGAAAAGTAGGTATGGCCCCTCAACGTTAAAATCCCAACCAGCATCTAGGTTTCTGCGAAATCTTATTTTTTTCGATGTGTGATGCCCAAACGTAATTCCTACTGGCTCAGCAAGATCAGACCACATTCCAGGATCCCTGTGTTGGATGTCAGAGTCAATATATATTCCATGGTCTACATACCCGGTCACGAGTATTCCGGTTCCGAATCCGATGGAGCTTTGTAGCCCATTGTCCGGGTCTGCCGGGCGTGGACGTATAGACAAACCACGCGTACTGTGTTTCGTTGACCAGTCAGGATATAATTGTGCGACGAACATGAAATGTTCAGGATCTGTCAGTGTTGGATCTGCCGCTTCAAGCCAATTATCGTATGTGTTCCTTGTATTAGCTTCCAGAGCTATACCATGCACAAGATTTCCATCATTGCTAACTCTTAGCCACGATGCCCATAAGTCCCCACCGCTGCCACCACCGTCTGGATCTCGATCGACAGAACCGTGAACATGTATTACCTGGCCTATATGTTCATATCTGTTTGGCGCATACGAAAACATTTCGATAAGCTGCGAGGCAAACTTTTCGTCAGTATCAGGCATGATAACGGTTTGAATCGCTTCTTGCACAACCCATGGGGTAGTTGCTTCTTGGTTTACTGAAGTGAATAACTGACTTCGGCGCACAGGATCGCTACCGGTATACGGATTATCGGGGCTGCCGTATGTGACTGATGACCAAATGCCATAGTCGCCTTGAATTTCAGACGCCCCCATATCGATATAATCTGAAATTGGTCGATGTTGAGGGTTCTGCATCCCGGAATCTGCTAACTGCGCATCAGACGAATCCAACCTGTCGCCTAACATTGCATGCCCTCCGCGTGCTGCCTCAACCTCCGCCCTCGTGTTTGGATCACTGTCGTCGCCGCCTAAGATTAGGTCATTTATTTCTTGCTTTAATTTGTCCAATGCTTGCTTTGCATTATTAGCACCAACCACAGCACCGGAATAAGGTATGTGTTCCGCTGGGTGGGCATTGGTGGAGTTTTCATGAGATTTTAATTTATTTTCAATGTCTGTTTTGTTAGCCGCCACTTCTTTATTAAGCTTATCAAAATTGCGATTAACCTTTGGATACATTTGTGGTAGTGTATCTGGTGGGTTACCATTATCCGCCCCTTTAATTATTTCGATGTCTGCCATAGTGATCACCTCTTATGCATATTTCTGACGGAATTTAAGAGTCATTGTAAAGTTAAGCCCCGAACCACCAATAACTATATTTGATGTACCAGGCGGCAATTTGCCAAACTGACCATTGGTGTTTTGTAGCACGTTCAAAGCCCCCGCCATTGCCGTCTTGCGTTTAAAATCAATCGTCAGTGTTCCAGCGAAAGGGACGTTATATCTGAAAACAACACCGCCGACCGAAAGAGATAAAGAAGAAAACGCCCCCGAAATCTCAATGATCGGCTGGGCGTTTTGATTACCATAGTTATAAACTGTTAAGGTTTGCGGGCTTGTTATCGGGAAAATGTATCCTGTGTCCACGTAAATATCAGAGTCCACAACGATTAAGCTATCGACGTTGATTTCGTGTGACAAATACGTGCTATATGCAAACGGATCATAAGCCGTAAAAGGCAAGGTGAACATCCCTAACCCGGCGATACGATCTATTTGCAAGTCGCCGCTGTATCTAACCATGTACTGTCGATCCGGTTGATTGGCAAACACGACAGGCATTGTTCGCGGCCTACCGTCGCCATCCAGCAGGAACGCCGCAAGGTTAGAAACACGGCCTTGTAATTCGATGTGATTACGTGCCATAAAGGCACATTCTAACTCGAAGGATCTCGGCCCCATTGTAGCGCCGAAATCATATGCCCCGTGCATCCCTGGAACCGTCTGTATATTGTCCACTGTAGAGGACAGGACAGGGCGCTGAGTCTTCCCAAACACGCCCATGCCTAACTCTCTTGGTGTTTTACCATCTAGCGTTAATACTGCATCAGATGCCATTATTGCGCCCCTCCTAATCCTCTTGTTCTTTGTGTGAACATGCCGCCAATTTCTTGGGATATCAACTTAATGTCGTTATCGTTGCGAACAACGAAGTTTGCCCCGCGGAACATATCCGCAAAATTATTCGTTGTGCTCCCTGCTACTTGCGAACCCCCGCCTTGAAGCGATGAGCCAGCAGCAGAGGACACGCCACTAGCGTCGAAGCTCATTGCACCAGCAACAGCAGAAGAGACAGCAGAGGCCGATTTAACAGCTTCTCGTGCTGTGTCGCTTATGCCGTTAGCCAAGCCCTGCACAACGTTCTTTCCATAGCCCATCATTAGACGAGATGGTGACTTGATGCCAAAGAAGTCTTTAACCCCGTTAGCTATACCATCCGCTATATCTTTAGCCGTGTTTACTACAGCATCTTTCATTCCCTTGATGCCATTTATAAGTCCTTCAACGATGTTTTTACCGATGTTCTTCATGGTTTCGAAGGAGTTGCTAAACAGCCCCTTGATGCCTTCCCAAATCGACGACACAACTGATTTTGCATTTTCCCAGGCCCCTGCCCAATCTCCTTTAAAGATGGACAACCAGGTTTGGATGATGCCTGAAATAACGCCGATTGCAGTTTCTACTACTATTTTGATAGTATTCCACGTGCCTTGAAACACGGATTTTACAATATTGAATATTGTCTTGAAGACGTTTGTAATCACGCCCCCCCAATTGTCCCAAAAGGCTTTTAAATCGTTGAATATCTTCTTGACCACTTCGAAAATGATACCAAACACCGTGGTGAATACGATCTTAAGGATTTCGAAATAAGCCTTGAATGCAGATACGATCGTATCTCCCCACTTATCCCAAAACGCTTTAATCTCGTTAAAAATAAATTTGATGAAGTCCCACACGGCTTTGAAGATTGTCGTCCAAATGGTCTTGTAGATATCGAACACCTTTTTGAAAAAGGCTAGGATATCGTCGCCCCATTTTGCCCAGAACTCTTTTATCGCGTTGAATATTGTCTCAGCTGCGGATTTGATGGCCTCCCAAGCCGCATTAAGCCCCTCTCGTACTGTTTCGTTGTTGTTGTATAGATAAATCAACCCGGCGGCTAGAGCAGCGACAGCGGCAATTATAAGCCCTATAGGGCCTGTTATCGCCGCGAAGGCTGGCCCTAACTTGGTAATCAACGGCAACAGTGTGCCGACCGAGCTAACTATCTGCCCGACAATTACTAAAGCTGGCCCCAATGCGGCGACCAGCCCTAGTATCACGAGAATTATTTGTTGGATGACTGGGTTAAGCTTAGAAAACCAAGTCGCCATAGCTGCGAAGGCATCAATCATGGGTTGGACGGCTTGCATTGCGTTAATCAAGATGGGAATTAATGCGGATCCAATCGTTATTCCAACATCTTTTATGCGGTTCCACAGCATTTTCAATTGAGAATCGAAGGTCTTATACCTTTCATTCGCCTCATTTGTCAGCGCCATATTCTCTTCCCAGGCATCGTTACTGATTTTAACGGAATCAGCAAACAATTCATTTGCGTTACCAGCACGAAGTAAGGAGTCGCGAAGTCTAATTTCCGTAATGCCCATTTCTTGCAGCATATTGATTGCAGAATCCCCTGCCGCTTCTGCGTTGCCAAGCCCATTTATAAATGATCCTAGCGCGCCGACAGCATCCACTTCGAAAGCTTCCTTGAACTGGACAGCGCTCACCCCAGCTACTTTGGCGAAGTTTTCTAAGTCAACCCCAGCGTTAATAACAGCCTTCAATTCGCCTTTTGTCATACCTAAAGATTGAGCCAAGTCAGCAAAGTCCATTGCTGCGTTCGCTGACATCAATTGCATGTCACGCAACGAAATTCCCGTTTTTTCGGACAGCTCTTGAACCTTACCGAGTCCCGTTGTAGCCGCAACTTGCATGCGTACCATAACCCGGCTCATGGCCGATCCGCCCATCTCTGCCTCAATACCAACACTGGAAAGGGCCGCTGCAAGACCTAGTATATCCGCCTCACTCATACCAATCTGCGAACCAGCACCAGCGAGGCGCAAGGCCATCTCGATTATCTCTTGCTCTGTTGTTGCAAAGTTATTACCTAGATCAACAACGGACGAGCCTAGTCTATCAAAATCCTGTTGAGACATTTTCGTGATGTTCGCGAATCTCGCCAACGCTGTTGCCGCATCGTCTGAACTCATGTTTGTTGCTACACCCATGTTAACCATGGTCTTGGTAAATCCGAGTATAGCGTCGTTTTGGATCCCCAATTGTCCGGCAGCTTCCGCGACTGTGGCTATTTCCGTTGCGGCTTGTGGCATTTCTTTAGCCATATCACGTATGCCCTGTTCAAAAACGGCAAACTCTTCTTCTGTTGCGTCTACGGTTTTCCTAACTCCAGCGAAGGCACTTTCAAAATCGGATGCTGCTTTAAGGCTTGACGCTCCTACTGCTGCAAGCGGAACGGTAACTCCCTTGGTTAGAACTCCGCCAACCTCGGTCATTTTCTGCCCGGTTTTTTTCAAAGACTCGCCCATAGCGTCTAAATTACGCTTGGTCTTCTCTAACTCTCCTTGGAGAGTCTTCAATCTACCCTCAGTACCTTCGAGCTCACGCTGGAATGCACGGTATTGCCCCTCGTTTATCTCGCCTTTAGCAAACTGTTCATTAACTTGTTGCTGTGCAGCCTTCAAGCTATCAAGCTTTTCCCTTGTAACTACTACAGCCTCGGCAAGCAATCTCTGTTTCTGCGCTAAAAGTTCCGTGTTCTTAGGGTCAATCTTTAGTAGTCGGTCTACTTGCTTTAGCTCGGCTTGGATATCTCTACTACGCTTATTTACCTCGGACAGGGCTTTCGATAGACCCGTGGTTTCAGCGCCAATTACAACGTTAATACCGCGTATACTCTCTGCCATCACAACCCACCTGCCCTAGCATATGTTTTCCCTTTGATCAGGTTTGTGATGGTGTCCTTGTGCACGCCGTATACTCTAGAAAAATACATAGTTCCAAACGGCCCGCCATTGCGCTTGTGCAAGCTTCTGATTTCTTCAACTTCTTCATTTGTTAATTTTGCTTTTGGGTTCTTCTCCCCATATCTTTCATATGGGGCTTTCAATCCCGTGTCGTAAGCGTGTTGAATATTGTAACTAAATGAGCACCATTCAAGATTTTGAACATTATTATTCGTTTTATCCCCATTCTTATGATTCACGCACTGATGACCGTCTTCATTTTTAATGAATGCCAATGCCACAAGTTGATGAATTTTGAATGACTTCCCTCTTCCGCCTTTCATCAACACAACTTTCTGGTACCCAAACTCATTATATTGAGGGGTGAGAAGAACACCTTTGTATTGCATGGAACGACCGTTCTTATCTAATACAGTTCGATCTAAGCTTCTAACCTTACCGGTATTAGAAACTTGATAGTACCCCTCATATCCAGGCGCGTCTTTCCAGATTTCTGCCATCTACTCACCCCCATTACCTGTAAAAAGCGTCTATGTCTTCTTGTGTAGCCTCTCGCGGCTTGTTGTCTTCGGCACCAGCAAAATCTTTCGCCAAATCAATCAAATCAATAACGCGAAGTTCATTTATTTCCGTGAAACTCAAACCTATTTTCTTCCCGATAGCTAATAAGAAAGTGTCCAACCTTGTTGGAGTTCTACCGCTTTTTGATTGCTCCTTTGACTCCGGAACGAAAAAAGCCGCTTGCAGCTTCCTCCAGCACCTCATTAAGGATATTTGGATCCGCCACGTCAAACGAATCCAACGATGCCACCCAATCAATGAAGGAAGGGAATTGCCCTGTCCCAAATGAGTCCGCCTTTGACATAGCCCAAATAAGTTGAAGAAAGACAACTGTATCTAGTTTGCTAATGTCTTGCTGTACATCTTGCATTTTGGCAATGTCTCCGAGTATGTCTCCCTTAAACTCTTGCTTATAAAACAAAAGAGCCAGGGGAGTTGCCCTGACTCTAACGACTTGTTCACCGATATTTATTTCTCTCATATTGTCCTCCTTATGGTGTTGGGACTGCTGTAAAGGTTGGCAGATACACCGCTGTAAAAAAGCTGTTATAGGCTGTTGCGTTGGTGTCGCTCAATTCCAAATCACCTTTAACAATCATTCGTCCGTCTACTTCAATTGGGGTTACACTCATGTTCATAACGTCGGTGTTCGGTTCAATGCTTTCGCCCTTAGTGGTAAGTTCCTTCGCCGGGCGGTCTGCTTGGCAATCGTAGTAAACAAATCTGCGATTCCTCTTGTCTCCCTCGATCTGACCAATAAGCGCGAATTTCCTAGGCTTAGCGTCCGAGATTTCCACCAACATTCCGTTATCATCAATTTCCCAGCCAAGCATTTTCGCCTTAATCTCGTCCGGTACATTAGCCATTTCCAACTCCCCTGTGTAACCGTTGTTGGACGTGATTACGTAGTAAGAGGTATTGTCTGCATAAAACGTATTAGAATCTCCTTGAGCTTCAGGAGTCCAACGTACAGCACCAGGAATAGCGATAGGCGTTTCCCATGCTGGTTGTGTTTCCTCAGTTTCGTCCACGAAAGCAATGTGAACGCGGCTAAGACCAAATGTAACCTTGTTTTGACTCATTTTGTCACGCTCCTATTAGTTGTATTTCGTATATTATTTGATAGAGTTTTTCCGACTCGATCCACGATTCATTTTTTCTGTACGGCAATTCAGCGACTTTCAAGGTGTCCTGAACCTTCTTTTCAGCAGCTAAATCTTTTATCTCGGTGTAAAGCTCAATCTGAAAATTACTTATTTCAACGTAATTTCGATTGTCTGCCATTAGATCGGTATCGTAAGCAAACAGATAGACCAAATATGGCGCTGGTGGATCTGAGTTGAAATGCGAATAAGCCACCGGGTAGCCGATAGCCTTGAGTAGATTTAACAATTCAACCTGTGTCATGCATCACCCTCCGTTTCGGATGATCGCTTTTATTCGGTTTACCATCTCTGGGACTTCACGGTCGTAGTTTGGTCTGATATGTGGCTTTCCTGCAACACGACCGCCGCCCCGTTTGACGTGTCCAAACTCCAACAAGTGAGCTATGCTGCCCTTTTTCTTGTTATGGATAACATAGCGCACCGTCCCGCCTTGTGCTGTCTTTTTTCGCGTCCAACCCTTCGCGTACTCGCCTGTTTTCTTAGGTGAATCAGAGGATATTCCTTTTGTGACTGTCTTTGAAGTTTTATCTACCTCTTTTTCAATTCCCCTGGTCACATCATCCGTATACGACTTGACTGCGCTGGTGATTTCATTTGCTAGATCATCAATTGAGATTCCCACGTCACAGTCTCCCTTCGGCTATGATTGTATACGTCTTGTTCGTTTCGTCGTCATTGATGATGCTTTTAATATCGTAAGCAACACCTTTGTATCGCACTTCGAGTTTTGTTTTGTGAGTTGTAAACAGATCGTGCATAGTCTCGGAATACCGCACGACGAAGCGAACAATGTTTACTGTATTGGTCTGCGCTGCTGCCGGGTACTCTGAGCCTTTAGTCGTTTTGACCATTGACCATACTTGAATGATCTCACCGAACGTTTCAATCTCGTTGCCTATTTCATCTTGTGTAATTGTCGGGCCCCAAAAGGCGATGCGCTTGTTAAAACGTCCTGAATGAGTGTCTTTATAGTAGCGGTTAGGGTTGTACTCATAAGCTTTCAAGTTGTATCACCCTCTAGCTTGATCTCGTCAAGAGCTTTGCCCAGGTTCAAGTTGTTAAGCTGCGTTAGAAAGTTGGTATAGAAGTATTCAAGCGCATCGTTATAGGCATAACGGGCCCGCTCGAATACCAATTCTTTGAACCTTTCATCCTCAATATCGTAATCTCCGCAAATCTTTATCAAATCTGCATGAGACGCTTTGAGTATGCGTAATAAATTGCCGTTTTCATCGTCATCAAGATGCATGCGGTCTTTAAATTCCTGCAAGATTTCAGGAGTGATGATATCAGCCATTCAAACATCACTCCTTTTCATAATTAATAGGCTCGATAAAAACCTTTCCATATTTGTTGTTCGTAGTTGATAACTGTTTAACACGCGCTTTAGTTGTCTTTTGCCCCTCGGCTGGATAAGTTTCCCCAACCTCGTAAACATGACCGTTATGCTTCGTGTCTTTAAATTTGCGGACTACCTTGTAGGATTCAGACATTTATATCCCCTCCTAAAAAAGAGACCCCATTAAGGAGTCTCTTCCTCTTCTTCTGTTCCGCCTCCACTTCCGAACTTAATATCCAGATCGTATAATAGCGCCGTTTTGTTGTCTTTCGGCTCACCGTTTGCGAATTGTTTAAGTGTGTATAATGTAGCATCTTCAATTGCTAGTGTTTGATCGAATTTTTTAACCGTAACACCACCAGCAAGACGAGCATTATAGCGACCTTTAACAAAGAACAAAGCTTGTTTAGTTGGAATTTGGTCTGATTCCACAACTTGAACGTTGTAAGGCAATGCAGTTACCCATTGCCCGTTAGTTGTCTGGATAGTGTTCCGGAATTGTACTGCAATCGCATCTGTTGGATTGACAACCATTACAACCTTGCCAGCAACCTTTACTTTTTTTCCTTTGGCATCAACTGACAATGCAGCTACCACATCGTGTAATTCGCCAGCGACAACTTCACCAAATTGAGAAGGTGCAAATGTCAACGTTCCATTAGACGTTTTGGTTGTTACAGCACCATTTTCAGCTACATCCTTCATTAAACCAACTGGTTCTTTTTGAGTGGCTCCGCGGCCATTTACAAAGCCATATTCAAGACCCGTGGAGTAAGACTCTTTAAGTAGTTCACGCACATAACGCTCAACCCACTCAGGGCCAAGTTCCAACATGTCGTTAGGAATCACAGCGTAAGCAGTAAGTTTTAATTGACCAACTTCTCTATCACTAAATGCTGTAGAAATTTGACCAGCAATACCATCAAACAGGTTGCCCCAAGCGTATGCTTTTGTCGGGTCTGACTCGATATAACGAGTAACTGCTCCTAAATTTTGAATGCCAATAGCAGCTAGAAGCGGGTACTCATTTTGTAATTCCTCAAACACCCTATTTACAGTAGTTTTCGGAAGAATATCTTCATCACTAAAACCACCTGAAGCAACTACTTGATTGAAGAATTTCTTTTCTTCGGAAGTTAATACATTAACGCCACGACTAGCTAAAACAGCGTTGTCAATGTTGTTCGATAGCACTTCGTTAGTAATTTGGGTGGTTAATGAATTTACAAGCGCGTCTTGCATTTCAGTCCAAGCAGTTTCAATTTGTTCTGCTGTAGACTCTTCATTTTTCAACACATTAGCGTAATTGGCTTTTGCAGTTTCATAAGCTTTAGTATGATTGTTTAATTTCATTGTCATTGTTCATGACCTCCATATTATAAAATTAATAAAGCACCCTGCGACTTCCCTTGTTAACAGGAGGTTGCTGCGGTGCTTGATTTTGGTTTTTATATTGTTGTAATTCGTTTTGTAAATCTGTGATTTGATTTCGTAAGTTCGTTACTTCATCTTCTTTGGTTTCAATTACAGTAGCAAAGCCAATTTCTTTAGCTTTCGAAGCACTAAACCACGTTTCAGCATCAACCATTTGACGAATTTCTTCACGACTAACATTTGCTTTAGTCATGTAGATGTCAATGATTCCTTCTTCAAGTTGATCTAATACATCTGCTTCCTTACGCATTTCTTTTTTAGTGCCCCAAACCAATGAGCTAGCTTCGTGAATCATTAGCATAGCACCAAGCCCCATATTAACTGTATCGCCAGCCATAGCGATTACAGAAGCGGCAGAGCACGCCCAACCGTCAATATTTACGGTTACTTTACCATCGTGTTTTTTCAGTCGGTTGTAAATAGCTATTCCATCGAAAGCATCGCCACCAGGAGAATTGAGGTTAATCACAATATCACCTGTAATGTCTTTCAGGAGGTTGTCAATGTCCGATGCGGAAACAGAATCATCCCACCAACTGTCACCAATAACTCCGTAAATCGTGATTTCAGTGTTGTTACTGGCTTCATTTACTTTAGCATCAAGTTTTCGTTCGATTTTTTCTAGTTGATTAACATATGTTTGGTTTTTGAATGATTTCAAGAAATCTTGCTTAGTCATTTTTCGCATTCCCTTCCTCACCCCCTTTCGATGCTTTTTCATAGTTCTTGGTTAGCACGTATTCATCTAGTAACGGATTGTCCACTGGTTCATCACCTAACTTAATTCTGATTTCATTACCGTTATACACTCCACTAGCTCTTAGCTTGTCTATTGCTGTAGCTAATTCGAGTGGATTTAATTCTGCTATGCCTCTTGCTTGAATCCTTTTACCTTTCATATAATCTTCTTTTTCGATGGCAATCGCATTAAGCTCATCTTGCAATTTTTTAAGAAATGGAGCCGAACAAAATTTAACATAAGCCTTAATACCTGTTTCATATTCTGCCAAGTCTCCATGTATTAAGGAAGTTGGAATACCTAAAATGTTAGCTACATCATTTGTCAAATCTCGTTTTAGCTTTGCTAATTCTTCAACAGATTTCCCATTGTTTGCGCCATTGCTCACTTCGTTGTAGTCAAACCCTTTTAATTTCGGAACTAAAGCTATTGCGCTTTTCTTGAATGATTGGAATAGACGGTCTATGAACTTCTGTAACTTCTCTTTATTCTCCTCGTTCAATGCCTGAGTGCTGTCTAATTCCACTGTTCCTCGGATTTGATTACTCAGTTTTTGAGTTTCAAACATTCGCGTGAACAAGTCTGCATAATCAGCAAACATAGTGTTAAGCAAGGTATTGAGTTTTTCATTGTTATAAGTCCAGTAAAACACTTCACTTCTCATGAAATTACGCTGAAAAGTGTAATCTTTTACCGTTACATTTTTGAATATATCCTCATATACTGCATATTCTACTCGCTCAAAACTATCAGCTATAAGCAATTGACCATCATCACTAGCGACAACCAAAACCTCATTGTCGTAAATCAGTTTATAAGCGACTGAGTGCCAAAATTCGGCTGCTGATTGGTCTGCATTAGGTCTAACGTTTAATACATAATCCCAATCGTCATAAATACGTTTATTGTCTTGCATAATTCTAAATTCAGTCAAACTGATCGTTCTAGCTATGAAATTGGCGTTAGTTTCTAACACCATTTTTTTTAAATAGTCTTTTACAGGTAAATCAGTAAAATCAAAATCGAATTCAAATGATTGTTTTTGATTTTCATCTCGCCTTAGCACAAGTGGCAGGAACCTCATTCTTCTCACCCCCTCACTAGAAATTCAAGTCGTCTAAGGCGCTCAACGCATCATCTAAGGTGTCCTCGCTTATTTCTTCAATACGATATAAGGCATGCACTAGAGCTTGGAAACCGTCTGTTTTACGTCTGATCTGTTCTTTCTTGCCATATGTCTTATTACCGTTTTTATCTATGCTTACTAAGACGTTATTTGTGTACCAGCGCATTAGAGGGTTGTCACCCCACACAAACATGCGCTTAGAGAAATACATCTCCACACGAGGCGCTAGAAGGCCGTGGATAGCTTCTGGTCTGCGAATGACTTCAACCTCAAAACCAACCGCTTCAAGCATTGGTTGTAAAACTTCCATGCGGTAGTTATCCCCGATGATCTTTGTGATGCTGTATTTCAGGCGCATTGTAACAAACCAATTGACGATGTGTTCAAAGTTGATCATTTCCTCGTCGAGCACGGTTAACAGGCCCTGCTGCTCCCATTCCCTTATAGGAGCGAACTTGCGGTCTTTTTCAACTTGCCGCATAGAGTAGCCATAGTATTTATCTACGAACTCCTTACGAGCGAAGGAGTGCGTTATAAACGGTATTTGCCCATCATGCTTGAACACAAGCCCAACTGCTGCAAAGTCCCTGATTTGTGCAAAGTCAATAGAACCGATGCACTCTTTACCCTCCAATTCAGGTATAGGTTGATTAGTAGCTGCGATCTCTTCCCACTTAGCTACCGACCTTTCAAGGTCTGTAACAGGCAAGTTCATACGTTTTGTCATGAATTCTTCTCTATTGGAAGGGTCGTCAACCAAGTCCTGGTATTCCTCTAAAATCGTTTCATATAAGCCTTGTGCATACTCGCTACGAGGATTACTCAGCATCGGGTTAGACATTTCCCAATTTGCAGGGTCGTCCACCTCGTCCTCATTGTTGAGCTTACATATAAACGGGAACATGGCGTTAGAACGTGATTCGCCTTTAAGCACCTTTAAAGCGATCTCTTTTGTTTTGTCTAGGAAGCCGTCACGCACATAACCATCTGTACCGATGTAAAACTCTCTAGGGTTCTTCTTCTTCCCTAGACCGCTTATATGGACTCGTACATCCTTGTTGTCCTCGAAGTAGTGTATTTCATCGAACACTACCATGCCGTCTCTTAAACCGTCCTTGGTGTTCCCATTGGACGTTCTAAACTTAAAGATACTGTTCGTTACTTTACAAAGTATTTGAGTAGCTGTAGCCTTGAAATGCCTTTGAAGCACCGACTCACGCTTTATTGTCTTAGCCGCTTCTTCGACTGATGTTTTAGCTTGTTCCTCCGAGTTGGCTATAACCGATATATTGTATTCGTCTATTCCGTGTAGTTCACTAGTTAGAAAGTGACATAGACCAGAGATTAATCCGTTTTTACCAGCTCCGCGCCCCATCATCCATAGGTGTTTGCGGTAGAAAACACGGTCAGTCTTCTTAGAAAATAAAAAAACGAAAGCAATTAAGAACTTCTGAAACGGTTGGAGTGGGAAATACCACTTCTCAATAAACCGGATACAGTTCTCAATCATTTCGTCGTCGAAATATAGATCGTCGCGAGATATAATGTCCCGCTCAAGGTATTCAATTAACTGGATTCGCTCTTCATTAAATTTGATTCTGCCAAATCGGTAATACCCAATGTATTCATCAACATACTTTTGTCGGATCATAACAGATCACTTTTCGAACCACCCTTAGGAGGACTGTTATCCGCTTTTGGCACATTCAAATTCAAGGCATCCAGTATTTTGATCATTCGGTCATTGGTCTTATGCAAATCATTAATTGACGGGTTCGATTTAGGCCCGTGCATACCCGGAACAGTTATGCCTGTGCTCTGGATATCATCGATCAGATCATTCTTCAAATCCCATAATGATAGATAATCCTGAATTAAATCACTGTGGTAACTGAATGTTGTTCCGTTCACTTTCATTTGTTTCGTTAAATCGGTTTCGATTTTTCCCCTTAATTTGTCCCTGTCTATGGCAGTCAACCGAATCTCCCCCTCTCTTAAATATTTTACATTAGTTCCCAATAATTAATATCGCACGAAAACAGCAAAAAACTCGACAAAACACTCCCCCCACCGGTGCCCGGGTCGCTGCACTTGGCTAAAGTTTTTGACCGGGGGGCTTCATCGCTTTAGTCCACGAAAGCATTCATGAACCATGTCGAAATATTTCCTTTTCCATCCACCTACCTGCCGACACCCGACCGATACGATTGACTACTCGCCACACACGCTGCTGCACCCTCCGTCATGACGACACACACTCACTCTCACTGTGCTTGTCTACGTACTTACTAGCAACGAACCTACTACCACACCTTGAGCATCTCTTGGCATCGCCAGCCTTGTGGCTGGTCTCACTGTATCCACACTCTTCGTCCAGGCATTGATGATGCATTAGTTTAAACTTCATCACTCGAACCTCCCTCACACAGCCTGTCTCGCTGTTGTTTTAGCAATGTTCCTCGCTCACAACACGCGCGCTATATATCAACCATTCTTTCGTCGCTTTAAAAAATGCGCTAAATATACCAAACAGATTATAAGTACAATCGGCAATGTTACATATTTAGTAAGTAACCAACCCAACTCAACCACTGTCACCCACCACCTTTTCGCCGTGTTACTACTCCCCTTTGGTTTTACTTTTTAAAAATGAAACCAGTCCCGCATTCAGAACAATTTATATTCTTTTTCACCACGTGATTCATCTCGCTGTATCCATCAAGGTATGTTAGCAATTGCACCCTTTCATAGCCTAACGCACTAAGTTTTCCTTCTTCTGCTCTAATCTCTTCTTGAAGGCTATTAATGGTGTTGCGTAGCACCTCAGCTTCTCGCTCTATCTCTCCCAATCTCTTCTCTACTAAATTGTTTACATGATCTTTATTACTCATCATCTCCGCTACCACCTCTCATCATGATCCCACTTGTTTATGTTTGGTTTGAACACTCGCCCATGCTTAATGTTGTGACACATAACGCATAGTGTCTCTAGGTTGTCTATTTCTAAGGCTAGCTCTGGATGATCTTCCAACTCTTTAATATGATCCACCACTAGTTGTATCTTCTTACGCTTTGCTCTCTCGCTGTACTCGTTAGTGTCAATCGTGACGAGCCCTTGACGCTTGCATTCTTGGCATTCGTAATTGTCGCGTTCCTTTACTTCTTCACGGGTACGTTTCCATTCTTTGCTGTCGTAGAACTTGCGCTTTTGTTCGGGCGTTTTGTATTGTTTCATGTTTCTACTCGCTAATAGAATAAATAATTAATAAAAAACCAAACAAGCATCCCACTAAACAATAGGTTTACTCCTATTTTTACTCGCCCTTTTGCATCATCCTCACAAAATAAGCCGATTACATTGATCAGGCTTGCCAAGGATTGAGTTATAAATAGAACCCACGCTACCATTAACATTTCGTTTACCCTCCCTATATAAAATAAAAAAGCCGCCTTATTGGCGACCTGTTTCTGAACTTTCCTCGACTTTTGCAAGATATATCTTCTGGAACAAGCTGTGCTCGTTATTATGCGAATCATATTCCTTCTTTGCCTCGTCGTATGTTTCAAACTCATCAACAGCAACTTCGTAATCATTATATTCCCTTACAATGATCCACTTCATTCCCTCACCTCGAAGAGATAATACCACAAACCGCTTTACTTAGGCAGCGGCAGCCCCCAGGATCACACTCTTTAACCGCTCTGGTCACGGTCTGAAAGGAGGTGTACAGGTGTCAATCTGTACCTTCTGGCAAGAGTGGAGTAACGAATATGTTAAGGTTACGAATTACCTTTGTTGAAAATGATCTAATGAGTATGATCGGATGCCATCCTTGAATCTTACTTCCACCACCCGAAGTCCGTCCAGGGTTTTGCGCCCCACATTAATAACCTCGCCGATATTGTGAACGATCATCCCGTTTATGCGGTACCCAAAGACTCTGCTATCTCCTACCCTCATAAGATCACCCCTATAACGTTTGCCCCACACCGAGCGAACCGAACTCATTTTCGATCCGCCCGAGGGCTGATTGATTACACCTCCCGAATGAGTTTGCACACTACAACGGATGTATACATAATCAATCGCTAGGAGTATTTACCCCTCTACTATAAGGTGGCTTTATGATGACAAGAAATCACATTTCTACATATTCAACCGAAACTATGCCAGAAACAAATTTTTGCTCAAACTCTCACTTATTTTAACTTCTGCCCGTCTAATGTTTGTTTGGACTGTTGCCCTCGAAAGTCCCAAAAGTCCAGCTATTTCATGTTCCGTGAAGCAACGGCCAAATTTCATGATGTAGCATTCTCTTTCTCTCTCGGTAAGCATGTACATTGCCTCGTCTATCCGTTGTCGTTCGCTGTCTGTGATGGTTGTAGGGCTTCCGCAAGCCGCTGGATTGGCATAAGACTGCATCCTAAGTGGTTCGGTTAGTAATTCCCTCTGCTCCCTAGATCGTCTGTGTATGCCCCTCCTAGGTGCTGGAGGATGGCCTCTGTTTAACCAATCAATCGTATACTGTACATCGGATAACATGCTTCCTAGCGTTTTTACTGTCTCTTCGTCCTTTGGATCGGCTTTTATTTTGGCGTTTTGTATAATCGCCCTCGTTTCCCTGTAGGACTTTAATAGGTCTTCCATGCCTCACACCCCCTCTAGCAAATCAAACAGCTCCACTTGCCCCTCTGCTGCATATTCGGACTTGTCCACGATTAGACCCTGTTCTAGCCATTCTTTCGGCGCTTCCTTGGCATAGTGAGGCCAAATCATCTCGCCCGCTCGGGAACGTTGCGGATTCTCCTTCTCGGCCTTCTCCGTCCACACCCAATACGATTTAGCTGATATTTTCATATGGTTTTTCCCCGTAAAGTAGTTTTAATGTTTTTTCTGCCTTGTAAGCCATACGCCACGGTATAGATGATGTGCCGCGGTCTTTACCTTGTATCCATATCTCTTCTAAAGCTTCACGCAGCGCTCTCTCTCGCTGCTCCGGCGTTTCGTTTGGTAGTTTTACTTCTTTCCACCATTTACTCATGTTCTATTCCTCCCCTCAAAGATTTCAGAACCATTTTATATTCGGAGATAGCAACTCCACTCGAAGACCATCCTCATAATCCTCGTAATCAAATTCGTCTCCCCAATGAATCGGGGCTTGGAATTTTCCAATACCATCAGGCTCTATCCATAACTCATTATCTTGCGTAATACGAGTTATAACTGCTGGCTGTCCTTCATACCAAATCTTTTCTCCCTAATCTCTTTCAACTCGTCCTTTAGCGCGTCAGCACATCTGGCACATAGATAAAAACAGCCGCTAGTTCCATACGATATTTCAATCACATAATGCGAGAATCTAAAACAGTTATGGCAATTACATTGACGATCTACTGTCACTCTCATTACTCTCTTACCTCCCCTACTCATCATCTTCGTCATCGTCCGGAATCATTGCGCCGCAATCCTGGCATTCATATATCCCTTGATTCCAGTGTTTTATATCGCCGCCGCATACAGGACACACACCTTCTTCTAACAGCTCGTTCATATTCTTACCTCCCCTAATAGCTCTGGATTGTCAAAGCGTGTGCCTATCACTTCGCATTCTTCACTGATATATTCAGGATCTTCATAGATTGGTTGTCCTCCTAAAGTAAATGCACCATTATCGGCCCCCGCTTCGCTGGGTATTGCGGTCGAGTCGAGGGCCTTCGGCTGTTTTACTCTATATCGCTTACAGATGCCGTGTAGTAGTTTTCAATTACTGCATATGCTGAAGAAAGAGTTACGAGACACTCTTTAGGTATAGTCCTTTCAGTCCAGACACAAGGCTGAATTTTAACGTCAGCCACTTCACATTCTCCGTCTTCGTACTGATCTTTAACTGTATTGATAAAGTCTTCTTTGTTCTCAAATTCTACTGCTCTGCCATATACAAAATCGCTCTCTTCCGACCAAATCAATTCTTTTGCCATACATTTTATCTCTCCCTTNGCTTTACCTAACATGCTCAGTCCTCCTTAATCAACAAATACAGTTTTATCCGTTACTTGATCATTGCTCGTAATGGTGATAATGGACTGATCGCCTGGAATGATGCTTAAAGTTTCAATGGTGTAATCTTTTATCACTTTGAATCCACTTAGATTGCCTGATTCATATATCAATCGTTCTCCGTCCCAATTCCACGCCTCGTTGAACTGTGGGTACTGCGAAGATTCGTAATTAACCTTGGATGGAGCCACGGTTTTTAATTTTGCCCTTCTTCCCACATAGCTAATGCTTTGCTCCTCGCTAGGATAAGTTTGGATATATTCTTGATACTTTTCTGGCATAACTTCCTTTAGGTGCGAGAGGAACAAAGGAACAATCTTCTTTTGATAATCCGTTATTTCTCCACCAAAAACCGCTTGTGGTCTAAACAGGCATATCTTCCGAATCAGTTCCACCGTGAAATACCGTTCTTGTATAAATGCTCCGTCACTTGCGAATAGAAAAGGAGATTCAACCTCATATCCTTCCTCTTCTGAAATCTTGATATGAGGGTAAGGAAATACCACATAACCATTGACCAAACCCAACTTTCTAGGTGGATAATTCAATTTTCCATAGCATTCATGACCCTGCCATTGAGCCTTGAATTCTCCGTATTTCCTCGCTCGGCTGGTATACCCCGTATGAGTCGTATTTCGTCCGAATTTACACCCCATACCGCCGAAGCTCCGCACTCTTAGACATTGATTATTATTGTAATAAGAGCATTTGCTGTGTTTATCGCAATGTATGACACTGGCTTCCAGCGGCTTTTCTTTGCCCCCGAACAACCCTTTTCCACCGTATAACCCGACATGAATAGTCTCTTTATCCATCTTTTTCAACCTCCTATTCTTCCCCGAAAACTCAGCTTTACATTTGCGCGCGTCCTGGGAGCTTGTTTAAGCCCCTCTAAGTCTCTACCCTTCCGTTTATACTCATTCGATCTGTAAGTCGCTAGAAACGGCGTTCTTGGCGTTCAAACAGCATGTCATTAGTATCCTGTGTCTTGGCGTTTGTGATTCTCGGCGTTTTTGTCTAAATAGGCTTGATATAGATCGTCTGGATATATTTGCAGTCGTTGTTCAAGGATATTCCAAAATAGGAACCAGGCATTTCTAAACGCGTATACTTTTCTGTAACGATCCTCGTAAGTATTTATTAGCCCGATCGTGATCAATAGTTCAGATAGTAATACTGGCGTGCTACCTTCAAATGAGTCATCATAGGTTGACAAGTTCTCCGCCGGGATATCGAGTTGCTGCGCGATTGATAGGAAAAAGTGAAGGCAGTCGGATGCTTCCGTAATCATATTTCGCCGCCGTGGTTCTTGATCCTTACTCCAATGCTTGAAGCCGCGCCATTCGTTAAAGAGTTCGCAATGTTCTATTTGTAACGCCAGCACTGTATTCGGCAATAAGTCCTGACCTCTCAATCCGTGCTTTTCGATAATCCGATCGTCCAACTCTTTTTGCATGTTGTATAGTTTTACAATGTTCATGTTATCTCCCTTTCCAAAAATTACGTTTGATATTTCGCCAGATGTTCTTCGCCTCTGCCTTGTACATTGGAATGAGAGCAATTGACATAATTCCAATTACTACATTCATCCCAGCAATCACCGCCGATTCCTTATTCAAAAACACGCCCAACACAAACATGTAGAAGCTTACTGGTATTAAGGCTAAACCCAAGCAAACGAGAAATCTTATAATCATCTGCATGCTTTACACCGCCTTCTTAGATTTCTTCGATTTTGGAGGCGCTAGAATCGCCTGTATGACCTCTTGCTGGTATTTGGTAGTAAATACACCAGTGCGGATTGAACGTGCAATCTGAGCCAAAACAAATGCGTCTCGCACGTTGTCGCTTTTACTCTCAAAGCCCCAATGCTTGTAAATGTGTACCGCAAGTTCGTCCTTTTTCGTGTTGCCCTTACCACTGGCAAACTTTTTAACCTGTGTTGGCGCCACCTCGATGTACTGGTTATCCTGCAAGTACATACCCACTCGAATGCCCCATCCGATACCGCCAAGCAGGAATCCAGACTGTGAGGCGAAACCAAAGCCCTCTATCGCTACTACATCGCCCGGTTCTAGCTGCTCAATGGTAGTTTCGATGATGTCCGCCATTCGTGCCGGGTCTTGCCCTTTTGCCGTTATCTCCATCGTGTCGAGAATGTTGCCGTCATGGTCTAAAATAACCACTCCTGTTTTTGTACTCGGGTCAATGCCTACAAACCTTGTCATTGTGCTTTCCCCCTGATATTTTGTATTTGCTTGTATAAAGTCCGTTCGCTTGCTTTTATCCGCTTTGCATAAAACCTTTGCGTTTCCGCTTGTATGTTGTCAAAGCAGTGATAACACACATCTACTAGCGCCCAATGCCTAGACGCGAACCGTTGGCATCCTGGCATCCTACAACCTTTCATGTCCTCGCCCTCCCTTTACGCCATTCTTCCTAGTAATCCGCCGTCTCGTGGTTGTATCAGATCACGCTTCGATTGATCTAGTGCCAGTATCAAAACTTCGTCTGGATCCCGGTCTAACACTTCTGCTATTTGCCTTATGCTTTTCCCGTCATCCCACATGTTGCGGAAATTGCTAACCTCCGTCCCGTCCCAAACAAAATTTAGTTCTTCACAGGCTAAGTAAATTTTCCTTCGGGATACGAACTGTGTTTCCATCCTGTAACCTGTAGGCAATTTCCGCACCCCTCTCTTTATGCAATATCTCTGCTGTAGCTCTTATTCGATCATCCCAGCTCCGACTCGTGTCCTGGGCTACTTCTTCCGCAGCAAATCCGAATGCCTCCCGACCCCTGCGGACAAATTCAGCAAAGTCCTTGTCAAACAGTTCGTAATCATCAATTTGCATGGTCATCCTCCTATTGCAGTCTGTAATTTAGCTCTATCCCACCAGCTATGGTTACTTTGTAATCCCGGCACATCTCGTTTATGCGGCTGCCAATCGCTTCGTCAAACTCGCACATTTCAGCAATGCTCTTTTCGGAGCTTACAAGGATCGGCTTGTTTTCGAGATAGCGAAAATTGATAATTGCGAATAATTGCTCTTTTTGAAAGTCCGTTGGCTCTTTGCGCCCCTTGAACATGTCGTCAATGTACAAAACCTCTGCCCGTTGCAATCTATTTATCCGCTCTTCTACTCGATCAAAGTCACTTTTTAATTCGTTGAATCCTTCGACCCAAGGAAAGTAGACCACTTCAACACCTTTTTGTATCAAGTTGTTAGACACTGCCATAAGGAGGTGCGTTTTGCCGCACCCTGGACGGCCTAGGAGCGCCACGCTGTTATGCCTCGTCTGTTTGATGCTCCGATAGTCTATAACGTATTTGCGGGCTATCTGGAAGGCTTGAACGACTACATCAGGCCTTCCCTCGTGATCGAAGTTGCCGAAGGTCTTCTTTTGGAATTCCTCCGTGATGTGGCTAGACTTCATAATTCTCTCTATTCTTTTTTTCATTACACACTCGCAATCTCGCCAGTATTCCTTCCCTTCCTCGTTGCGATAGAACCAGCCCTCTTGGTCTTTACACTTCTCACAGTTAAAAGATTGTTGGGTCTGGTTCGCATTCCCATTCAATTGGTCGGTTTTCATCGAGGAAAGCATACTCGCTTTCTTTTTGATCGCTTCCAGATCGAAGCTCTTGAGTGCGTCCTTTAGACTCTCCACCTTCGGCTCCTCCTTTCAGGTAATCTTTGTATCTTTCTTTGTTTAAAAAAGTAGATGGATGCAAAATGTATTGAGTTTCGGTTTTTTTCCTTTGGCATTGATTCGTGTAATTTGCAGCACATGAAATTATTAGTTCAGCGTTCTCTCCGGTTTTAATTGCAGTCTGCCATTTACCCCATGCAACTTTTTTTCCAACTCTTTTGTTTGGATGATAAGCAGTCCAGAAAGATTCAAATTCAGGAGAGTATATATCTTCTTTCTTTACCTTCTTATCATTCTTAACATTCTTATCATTCTTGTTTGTGGTTATTGCTTGGTTAACACTTGGTTGAGACTTGGTTACGACTTGGTTATCTTCTTGGTTGTCGTCTGTATCTGAACCTTGATAAACCTCATAGTTAAGCACTGTTATGAGTGTGAAGTTACTGGTTGTAGACTTGGTTAAAAAACCTAATCTCTCTAATTTGTCTAAGCATGTCCTTACTTTCATCTCAGTTACATCTTTATCATCTCGGAACCATTCATTGACGATTTTTGCTCTAGACGTAACCAATTGACCACGCTTTACCTCAACTTCGATATCCTTGTATTTGTCGTACCAAACGCCATCATCGTGATTGGCGTTCAGTACGATATAAATAGCAATGACTTTTTGTATTGCAGTGAGTCTGGAAAACGTTTCGCTTTCCATCAACTTCCGATGGAGTTTGATCCATCCGCTCATGTCACCACCCGCTTAGTTTTGCTTTATTCCGTAATTCGTTCAAAATCACACTTGGGTCTTTACCATCTTTCATGTTTTGCAAATAGAGTAGAAGCCGAGGCATCCAGTACTTTTTATTTGAGTGGACTAGCGTATGCATGGGATTGGATAGTAAGNGTTATTGTGTCCGTAACAATTTATTTGAAAGTGTCTTAGTGATCACGGCGGCAACCGTGGTCATTCTTCGTTTCTAGCACCTGTTCCACTGTCTCCAAGTTGGCTATAACACTATCCAAGGTGCCATGGGTTATAAATTCTCCCATTGCGCACAAGGCGTGTCCCACCGACTGGCAATGGATATCTTCTTGGAGCTGCTTTAGATCGGTTAGCGCCTTTGTTAGATGCTGCATTCTCTTCCTCCAATCTCCGTAACACACGGTCATAATCGCCTCTGTGTGCGTGGTTCTGAAACTCGAACTTTGGATGCTTCCCGTCTACATACCGACCACCTACCAGCGCCAGCGCATATCGTGACGCAAAATCATCCTTCGCCGCGATCCTGACTTTTAGTTGCAAGTTCATCCAACCTTCTAACATATACAAATTCACTGCAATCAATAGCTTCTAACATGTGCTCCAAACAGTGCGGCTGCTTAATGTCTTTGTAGACTTCATACAAGGCTTCTCTCTCACACCCGGCGCACTGGATCATACCTAAAGTCCTCCGGTGGAAACGCATCGTTAAGTAAATCTCGCAAGGCTATAATGTCAAAGGCACTTTTCAAATTAAAAGATGCCGATGTGTGACCCGGCGGATAAATCATAAACCTGCATTTTGTCCTATCCGCAAAAACTACTTCCCCATTCTTAAGAGCGACTGTAAATATGTTTGCGTTGCTCATGACCTCACATCCTTTCTATACTGTGCAAGCCCTGTAACGAGCGGCTTCCTTTTCCATTTGAATCAATGCGTTGATTTCAAACCAAGCGCCGCCACAACGAACGTAAATGAGATTGCCTTTCTTTTTACCGCCTTGGTATTTGCCCATACTATTCAACCTCCACAAAATCACCGTTTTTAAGCATGTACCATGTATCCGGTTTGATTCTCTCACCATCGACATGAGCACTTTGCACATCTGTAATGTGATATCCTTCGTCACCCTCTTCCCACTCTGCCAGGACGATCCAGCATCCCATAGCGCCTTTAGCCTTGCTTTCGTAACCAATTGCCATCGCTACAGACTCTTTTCCCTCTACACTTGCTGCGCTACGGTCGCCTGTGTTGGTTGCTGCGCTACGGGAGCCTGTGTTGGTTGCTGCGCTACGGTCGCCTGTGTTGGTTGCTGCGCTCTGGTAGCCTGTGTTGGTTGCTGCGCTACGGTCGCCTGTGTTGGTTGCTGCGCTACGGGAGCCTGTGTTGGTTGCTGCGCTACGGGAGCCTGTGTTGGTTGCTGCGCTCTGGTAGCCTGTGTTGGTTGCTGCGCTACGGGAGCCTGTGTTGGTTGCTGCGCTCCGGTCGCCTGTTTTTGATTCCTTGGCATTGTCCCAATCTACTTTTGATTTGATATAATCCACGCCAGCCTTGATAATGCCAGGAAGCCCAATCTCTGCTTTAATGTGTAAGCGAGTCGCCGCAACCTTGCTATCGTCACCATCACGGGATAACTGACCATTGCCCTCAACTTCTGCGTAGCGGCTGTCCGCTGGTGGATAGTAGCCAAACACATCAAGTGGATTTTCGCAAAAGTGAAGCCCTTTGCTGCAAGCCACCGCTTCCTGTTCTTCAAACGTTTTGCCTACCTCGTACTGCATTCCACGGCATTTCAAATCCTTGTCGAAACCTTTCCAACCTTTGATTGACATTTGATACTCCTCCTAATTTGATTTAGATTTGTTTTTCCAGCTCGTCTAACACTGCAATAAGATTTTCATCGCCAGCGTGATAGCGTTTGGAGCGGTCTATGAAGTCTTGCAATTGCTCCGGGCTAACCTTTCGATCTAGCAAATTTTGAAACGTGACACGCAATATTTCTTCCTCGTAACTCATTGGCTTGTCTCCCCTTTCCTTTCACGTTCAACCCTTGCCAGCAAGTCTTCTACCTTTTTTTTTGTTTTGTCGATCATGTCGTCATATCTGTAGGCCAGTATTTTTTCTAGCTTCTCGATGCGATCTGACAAAGCTATGCTAATTGTGTATAAATCGTCCATGTTAAGGTTCATGGCTTGTACCTCCTAACTAGCTCGCCGGATCGGAACCCAAGCGGAAACGTAATTTAAAACATCCTGTAAATCCTGTCTGCGAATATCCTTGTAACTCGGGACTTGCCAGCGGTCTTTAATCTCCCGGTGTAGCTGCCTGAACAGTTCTCCACGCTCCGTTTTGTCCGGTTCGATGCTGCATACCTTTTTGTTAATCGCTTGCTGCAAACGCCGCTGCTGCCCGCTATCGAGTGTGATCTGGTTTTCTACCTTGTCTTCAAGATCATCCACACGTTCTTCCATAAGTTCGTGTGCTGCCAAGAGGTTCTTAGTCGCGAGCAGTAAGCCTTTTACAGTGTCGCGGTTAGATGCTTGTACACGGAAATAACTGTTAACTAGTTGCCGCTGCACTTTCCATGCAAGATCATCTGTAAAGGATTTGACCAACATGAGATAACCCGACTCTGTTAGAAGCACTAAACCATTAGGAGCTGTGATGCCATACTCATTTTTGGCTTCGTACGAATTTCGTACGATAAAATCCTCACCCTCGATAAGATGCTTTTTATTCTCATTGAAATTTCTTCTTGCTGTTCCGTCTGGTCTAAGGTGTAGCTCGTCTACTTCTTTAAGTGTGACGACACGTTTTCCCTCGAACTCCTTGATCGTTACCGACTGAGAGTAGTTGTCTACTTTGATTTGAACTAATTGATTCACATAATCATTCCTTTCCGTATAGGATTTGTGCTCTCCCTGTCGAATATTTGGAAGTGTTGAGCTTTCATTACATTGAAGGGAGGTTGAGATATGTCTAAAACGAACAAAGAACTGGCTGTCGAAATTGTTGTTGCTTTGATTAACGCAAACCCAAGGCTTGTTTATAAAAATGGAAATTCAATTAGTTCATCACTTACCCTTGAAGCTGTCAACAACGTCATAGTAAGTGTTAATGAGACTCTGGAGAACCTGGACAAGAAGGTAAGTGAGTAAATATCACAAGCATTGTTTCAATGTTTTTTCTAACTTGTTCTGGATCGAGGTTTAAATTTCTAACATTCCAAGCTGCCAACAACGAAAATTGTTCTTTCAAGCAAGAAATCATTTGATCCTCCGTTTGCTCCGGCGAATGGAGGTTTTCTTTACCGATAAAATTTTTGTTCTGTTTTGGGTTCATTTCATTACTCCTTCCCTTCAAGGTCTTGTCCATCACGATACTTATTAATGAGTGCCATTAGCTCGGTATAAAAGTTGGTTAGTCGACCCTCTTTAACGCCATTCAGGTATTGCACCCGCTCTTTTTGAAACGCTAGCCTGAACACCGCATATACTCCTTGCTGGTTCATATACCATTGACCGCATCCGTCGTTGTAATCGCCGCATAACAGTTCTTCTAAGTCAGTTCGAACTTTAATCCATTCAGTGCAATACATTCGTTTTGGCTTGTGTTGACTTTTCAACTGTGCAAGCAGCTCAGATTTCAAATTTTCCTGTAATTTCTCAAACTGTTCTGGTGTTAACACAATCGCATTCGGGTTCATGGGCTACTCCTTTCTAAGCAATCATTTCTTTTCGCAAGCGGTCAGTTACATAAACCTGGCCTTTAACTGTCACGTAAGGCGTACGCCATGTAAACGGCTCTCCGCTAGGCTTTTGCTTTACCCCGGTGACAACCTCGAACAGTCCTTGCTCAACCGCCCGCTGTGTCGGTTCCGTGGATTTCTGACTAATCAAACCCCACTCCCGTAGCTTTTCAAAGAGCCTGTTTTGACCGATTGTAATACCGTGACTACTAAGCGAGTGCGCCAAGTCTCTAACCTTTATCGAGTCGCTAGACTGTAGGCAAATTTCCGCAAATGCCACGAGTGGTTTCTGCTTCTCGTTTTCTTCCCTAGCTGCTTTTAATTGCGTTGCCAGGTCGATGATCGTATCAGGATTGAGTAATACCTCTTCGATTTTGGATGGCGTGAGGTAAGCCCCGAACTTTTGAACTGATGGGAGCATGTCTTCATATAGCCAGTCTTGGAACTTTCCTGTTTTAGGTTGTTGTGATTGTCCTAAGATGCGATTTAATGATAAGTTCGAAATGAATTTTTCCCCGGCGTTGTTCAATTTTCGGATATGGCGATTCGCCATGTCTGAATTTTTTACAGTGTATATATGTTTATTCTTACAAAACTTAAGGACTTCACTCGTTGCCGATGCACCTTGATATTCAAGAACTGCCGCAACGTCCTTCGCGCTGATGATAAAATCTCCGACAAATTGGATGTTTACATCATCCGGGAATAAGATTGCTACGTTATGACCGTCGAATAAAGTTAACTCAGTGTTTTTCATACAGTTACTCCTTTGATTGTTTTTCCTTTCTGCTAAAATGAAGTTGTCCAGACTTACCAATTTTTAAAGAAAGGAGAATGGTTAAATATGAATTTCGATGAAATCAAACGAGTTGCATTTGAAAAGTCAAGTGAAGCAATTGCGAAACGCTTTGTTCAGGAAAAAAATGAACCGAAAAATGAATTGTCACGTTTGCTAGAAGAACAAGACCCTGAAATGGCTAAACTTGTCCGTGAGCAAAAAACAAATATCATTATCATCGAAGAAATGATGTCAGCTATGCTTGAGGAGTATCACAAAGCTCTTACTGCTCAACTAAAGGAACGTGGTATCGATTTAAATTCTTAATTATTTCTTTAGATGCAATTACAAAAGCCAATTCTTTTTTGCTCAGTTTAAGAAGTTCGTTAGCTTCTTTTTCTGAGCAACCCACAATTTCTTTGATCAGGTTTGTCATTTTGGTTACTCCTTTCTATACAGCTTCTTTATGTTCCAAAGTTAGAATCTCTTTTCTATTGCGCTCTTTAGTGATTTTATTTAGTTCGACAACATACTTCGGTAAAATGCGTCCGATAAATAGATACAGCTCATTTTCGGCCTTATCAGATAGAGTATTGTCCATTGCGCAACACCACCTCTCTATAGTTGCGCCTCACGCAACGTTTACTTTAAAAATTTTTGGAAACACTTCATCTATAGGCATTTCCAAAAAAACAGCGATTCTCATAGCTTCAGATAGTGTAAATTCTCTTTCGCCACGTTCGGATCGTAAGTATGTTTCCGTGCTTTTCCCAATGGCCTCAGCCATTTGAGTAGCGTTGAACTTTTTTACATTCTTTCTGATATAAGCCAATTCTGCATATTCAGTAGCAAGTTTACGCATGTTATCACCTCCTTGCTAATACCTATATTACACCAACGTTGCGCCCGACGCAACTATATTTTGTGTTTTTTATAATAATCATTTTAGTTTCAATATATATGTTGTGCAAGGCACAATTTTGTTGTATTATAGACAACATAGGAGGAGTGAGATTAAATGGAAAAAATGAGTGCGTTTAGTAAAGTTTTTGGTGAACTGATTAATAAATCTGAACTTAATGATGCGGAAGTAGCGCGTAGATTAAATGTTAACAAGTCAACAATAAGCAGGTGGAAAACCGGAGAGCAATCTCCTCACCTATCAAAAATTAAAGAAATTTCTTTAATGTTTGGAGTTAATCCTTTGTTATTTGTTGGAGATGAACTTGGTCTAGACATAGAAAAGCCAATCAAAACAGTTAGTGTTGTGGGTGATTCCGTTCCAAAACCTTTGTACGGATCGATTTCAGCCGGACTGCCGTTAGAAATGATTCCAGTAGAAGATTATATTGACGTTCCAAAAACTGTAGCAGAACAATACCCTAATGCTTTTTTATTAAAAGTAAGTGGTGACAGCATGAATAGAGTCGTTCCTAGCGGTGCTTATGCGTTGATTACACCTTGTAAAGAGGCAGCGAATGGAGATGTAGTGGCTGTATCTGTAAATGGTTTTGAAGCAACTTTAAAAAGAATTTACAAACTACAAAACACTACTGTGCTCGAACCTGATAGTTATAACCCTGAACATCGAGCACAAACATACAATTCTGATGAAGAGAGTGAAATGATTCAAATAATAGGAAAATTAGTTTGGTTTATGTCTCCGTTTAATATTAAATTTTAGAGGGTGAAACAATGAAAGTTGCTGGTTATATCCGTGTATCTACAGAGGAGCAAGCGAAAGAGGGATACTCCTTAGATGCCCAACGGGAAAAATTGATTAATTTTTGTAAATCACAAAATGATTGGGAACTGGTAGAAGTTTACCCCGAAGAAGGAAAATCGGCTAAAGATACAAATAGGCCAGAATTGCAACGCTTGTTGAGAGACGCTAGAAGTGGGATGTATGATGTTATACTAGTTTACCGTCTCGACCGTCTAACGAGGTCAGTTGTCGACCTGTATGACATGCTACAGATGTTTGAGGAACACTCTATTAAATTCAAGTCAGCCACTGAGGTTTACGACACAACTACAGCAATGGGGAAATTATTTATTACTATTGTTGCAGCACTAGCACAATGGGAAAGAGAAAACTTATCAGAAAGAGTTAGATTTGGAATGGAGGAGTTAGTCCGTAAAGGAAACTGGCACGGTGGACCCGTGCCGTATGGCTATGAATGGACAGGTAAAACGATGTTAATCGTTGAAGAGGAAGCGAATATTTTACGCACATTAAGGGATACGTATATGAGCGGTGAAGGATTGGGGAGTACAGCTAAAAAACTCAATGCCCTGGGACTAATGCGACGCGGGAAGAAGTGGTCTTCTCAATCTGTTTGGTATACATTGGACAACCCTTTTTATGCCGGAAAAATAAGATATGGTGAAAAAAAGAAAAACGGGAAATATGCATCTCGCAAAAAGGAACAGCTGGTTGATGTAATTTGGTCGGAAACAAACTTTCCAACCATCTACACATGGGAAGAATATCAAGAACACAAAGCCAGGATGGAAAGAAAAGAATTTTATGGACATTCAAAAAAAAGAGAATACTTATTTACTGGCGTATTAAGATGTGCTAGATGCGGAGCAACACTAATAGGAAGACCTTATAGAAATACCAAGGTAGACGGTACAAAGACGGAGAATGTTTACAATTATATTTGCTCTAGTAGGTCACTTTCTAAAGGGTGCGACTTACCGCTGCTTAGACAACACATAGCAGAGGACTTGTTGCTAAAACACATTAAAAAAAAGAAATTAGAGGAATCTAAGATATTGGATCAATTAAAAAGAAAAACACCAAACAGACAAAAAAATGTCCTCGAGATAGAAAAACTTAATAAAGAACTTAAAAACATTACGGAAAGGAGAAAAAAATGGCAGTATATGTTTGTCGAAAATTTAATCAATGTTAGTGATTTTAAAGAAAGAAAAAATGAAGAAGACATCAAAGAACAGTTGATTAACGAGAAAATAAAAGAGTTGCAATCAGAAAACATTGGCGTATCTAAAGAAAATTTAAATAGGTTTTTCGAGTTACCTGATCTGTGGGAAGTTTTGGACGACAACGACAAAAGGGAACTAACCCAAATACTATTCGAAAAAATATTTATAGAATGTAAAGTTAAGACTGGGAGAGGAGTAGCAGGAAAAGGAAGGTCACTGCCTTTTTACATCAAGGAACTGAAATTAAACTAATTTTTTGTGTCTTAAATCATATACTATTTATCATATACGGAAAGGCATCCAGCTCGTCGATAATGACGAGATCGAAAGCTTGATGGAACCTCATCAATTGATGCGTCGTGGCCAAATAAAGCCTAGCCCTGTCCCAGCGCTGCGAGCTCCCTCCATAAAGAACTGCCGCCGGCTCGTCAGGGAATGCTGCAGCAATCCGCGGCGCCAGCTCCAGAACCACATCCCGCCTCGGCGTAGCTACCAG